GGTTTTCGGAAGTGGTCAATTCTGAAGTGTTGACGGACGCGTCACGTAAGGATGAGTGCAGTAGATAGTCTTACTCTTAAGAAACAGGATCGAATGGTACTTAGCCTGCAAGAGCTCCCAAACTAATCTTAATGGATCTCTTGCTAGGTCCTAAAGCAGGTTTCTTGAGGGCTCCGAAATGTTATTCAATGGCGTTTCGGAGCTTATGAGGAGTAGCGGTGTCTAAAACATTTGTGGGTGAGCATATCTCATTATAATCAATGTACATAGCGTGCTCAAAATATTTGTTGAAATATTTCAACACGTACTTGTGGCATTCTGCACCGTAATAATTGCGCATGCAGCTGATATATTATGCTGTGGGGTCGACGTGATCTGAAGGTGATCCTCTTATATTTTGGATCCTGTCCAATTCTTGTTTTCTGTAAGTTCTAGCATGGGTCGAAAACTTATCTTTGAATACGTTATCAAACTCAACGTTTTCCTTAGAGTTGAACCTTCTAAGGAAACCCTATATTTATCTCTTAAGGGACAGGCACTTATTCAACTATTTTCCGATCATATATTGCGCATGTTAATCAACGTACAAGCAGAAATTATTTAGCAACTAGTTAAGGTAATGGGGTGGTTGATAGTATCTTGAGAGTAGGGACATGACCTTAACCAACATGAGTTCGAGAGACTGGTAAGATATAGTCTACTAACCATTGTGTTCGTAAAATCTAGTAATGCTGGAATACTAAGCGACGGAACCGAGCTTCATAAGTGCTTTGTGTATAGTGGGTACCATAGTGTACTAACCTGTGATCGGGTCTATAACCATGATGTTGCCGCAAAACTCAACGCTAGCATAAGATTGAGCTTGTGAGATAACCTTGCTGTTTCCGACTTCACCGGTAGTTGTGTCTAGTATATAGGCGCTGCTTAATTCCTAAGATAATGCATGAATCGTGGGTTTTATAGCGTTGTTGAGGTACTTGATATCTTACTTGACCTGGAAACCAATCTAAGTTAATGAAGCGATTATTTCATTCATTAATCCCACATCTAGTCCATTAACAAAAGTAACGGAGTCATCGCCTTCAAATTTAAACTTAAGGAAATTAACTGGGTTCATACCGGTTGACATGGCGGCGTACAATATAGCAAAAGCGTTGATGATGGTGTTACCGAGGGATGTCATAAGGACACCCGATCTTCTAGTGGATGGTGACGTGACGCTGAAGTACTTAGTCATTATTTCGGATTACGATGAGTTAAGCAATTCGAAGTTAAATTCGTCATTTTAAGATATAACACTCATGAACTTGTTCTCAATTTCCAGTATCTGGGCGCGGACCGTTGAATCAAACTTGCTATAGTCTACCTCCATAACATAAGCGGCGTTAATCAGGTTTTGTTACATCTCATCATTAATCTGGTCAGTTAGTTTGTGTTTTATCATAATATCACGAAAAGCAGCATTAATCATAGGTAAAAAGGCTTACATAACTTTCCTCGACATAGTTATGAAGGCATTTCTTCCTAGGTTTCTCGGGACTGAGGCTAAAGGAATGATTGCTCGGTTGGTTGAGATCATGGCCACGATGACTTCACGCTTCAGAAACATTGACCACAACGGCGCAATGATACCACCAGGTCCCATGGCGTCGTGCAATTCTTTTATTTAAGCGGCCTTAAGTTCACTTTTCAGACCGGAGCTGACCAAATTTTCTAGAGCGCACCTGTACTGTTGGTTGTCGTGAACGACGTCGAGCGTAAATGCGTGCATCCTGTTCAATTATTGCTCCATGAATACCAAAAATCCTTTGAGTGAAAAAGTGTCAGCCGTAAATCCTGTGTTGGCAATACGTATGATTGATACGTTGTAAGTTTCGGCGAAGCCAGTTGAGTTCATATGATTCTAAGGTATCATCATACTATCTTTGATCTTGATGGGTTGTATTCCGTACTCGGTGCATATATTGTCGTTCTGCTGATTGCTACTTGCTGTTATAACGGGGACGGGACCTACAAGAGCCCCTGATGTCTACAATTTAGTGAGGTCACCCTTGCTGTATTTTTAAGTTTCCTAGTTTAACTTCTTCCTTTATTAACTATTGTTGTCAATAAAGTGTATAATATTGTTTCCCTTGCTATCGTCTATCATTGGTACATGAGACAGTTAATTGTGAATTATCGCTGACTAACCGTTCTTCTTGGTGTTGCTAATCACTTGGAAGGTTGGCATCTATAGTACCCCAGCTTGTATCATGGCTGGGTGTTTGGTGTTAAGATCATTTTTCTCGACGATACTAGATTGTTATTAAATCACCTCATCCATCTTAGCATTGAAATTGTCGTGATGCTCCAGGATATTGTGCATTCCTTTCTGAG